GAACTACCTAGCGAATTACAGCACGTTCTCGTATATCGTGTAATTGGCAGTTATATCACCACAAACAAAAATAAATTGATTGAAGCTGACGGAGAAATGGCGAGTTCTATTAAAATGGGCGATACTGAAGTTCAATTTAAAGGAACAGACAAGTCGTCCCGCCTCCAAGAATTGGCCACCGCTTTGAGTGGATATGGAAGGGGTGACCTAGCATGCTTCCGACGACTAAGATGGTAGACGCTGCTAGAAAGCAGTTAGAACGATTATACGATTGTACGTGTTATGTTATCTCCGAAGTGGATGCAATGGACCCTGATACTGGAATTATGAGTAAAACTGCCAGTAGAAAGGGCCCTTTTGCTTGTAGAATTAGCTATAAAACTCTCTCTACAGGTCAAACCGCTGAGATTGCAAAATTTAGTACTACCACGGTACTTTTCACCGCTCCGGATGTAATCATACCTATTGGGGCTCGAATCGAGCTTATAGGGCGAAATACGAAGCAACTTTTTCGCAGTGCCTCGATTTCGGCACGATATGACACCCATCAAGAGGTGCAACTCGAAAATTTAGAGGTGCATTGACATGGGTGTTGAATTTGATCTAAAAGAATTTGCCGTATTTAATAGTAGTTTAGTTAAATTAAGTCAATCAGGGAATCTTCAAAATTTTAATAAACAAGTTTTGAAGGAGTTGTCTGGGGTTTATGTACGAGAAGCCAAGCTAAATACTCCGGTTGGGAAGCGATCTGTTAAATTTATGCAAAACGACAAAGTACAAACAAAGTACTTCGATAGTGAGCATACCCGCCAATCGTGGAGTGTTGGTAGATATCAATTAAATAATCAAAGCGGTAAAATTAAGGTTTTTAATACGTCCTCGTATGCTTCATTCCTTAATGACGGGCACAGGCAAGAAGTTGGAAGATTTCTTCCGTGGATAGGTCAATCTAAGGGCGGAGTTATGCAAGGCGGAAGACTGAAAAAGCCTTGGGTAGACGGTGCGTACATGCATGAGAAAGCTGAAAAGGTACTCAGTAAAAACGCTAAACGTATTATGGAAATTACATTAAAGAAATGGATTGAAAAACATGGTGGATTCTGATGTATTGACGGCGGTATCTAAGACTGTACATGCGGCACTCAACGTGCCGATATACCTAGAATTCAAAGAAAACAATATGACATTCCCGTGCGCATATATCAAGGTGATTGAGCCTAGTATGGGCAGACATGTTGGTGATCTTTATAATACTTCTTTGGATTTAGACATCATGTATTACGCCAATAATCTTGATGTGGTTACTGATACGCGAAAACTCATTGATATTCCTAGCGCGCTTTATCAGTTGCTTGAATTTGTACAAGTTGGGGAACGTACAATTATGGGAACTGGTATGAAATACAAGATTTCAGATGGAGTGCTGCACTTCTTCGTTACGTATGAAAACATACTACGGAAAGTGGCCAAGCCTATCGATCGGATGATGCACATGGAATTAACAGAAAGGGTAAAAGATGGCAGATGAAAAACAAACAGTCGAGGTAACGACTGAACAACAATTTGATGCTTACGCAATCATTGCATCTGACAAATATAGACGGTATCGTGATTTACTCACTTGCCTTCTTAACGAAGATGAAATGTATACGGAAAGCGATATTGATAGGATTTTAAATCAGGCATTAAATACGCCTGTGAAAGGTTAGTGAAATATGGCATTAGGTGGTGGCACATTCTTATTCCACAATAAAGTATTGCCAGGTACTTATATTAACTTTGTATCCAAAGACAGAGCATATGCAGAAGTATCTGACCGTGGATATGGTGCGATGATGCTCTCCTTTGATTGGGGCCCAAGTGGCGAAGTATTCCGTGTTGATAACGATACATTCCAAAAGGATTGCCAAAAATACTTTGGTTATGACTACGGCCATGACAAAATGAAGGGCTTACGTGATTTATTCCGTGGTCTTAAAACTGGTTACTTCTACCGACTAAACTCTGACGGTGCGCAAGCTACAAGTACAATCGGCAAAGCTAAATACAAGGGTATTCGTGGTAACGATTTGGGTGTATCTGTTCAAGCTGATCCAGATAACACAGGTAAATTCATTGTAACTACTTACCTTACTACAGGCGATGTTCGTAAAGTAGTAGATACGCAAAAGAACTTGAAAGATGCAACAGAATTACAAGATAACGATTACATCGTGTTCACTAAAACTGGCGCATTAACTGCTACAGCTTACACTGCATTATCCGGTGGTACAAACGGATCCGCAATTACCGTTAAGAACTACCAAGACGGTATCGATATGCTTGAACCTTACTACTTCAACACATTGGGCTACGCTGGCGCAGACGACACAATTAAAAACTTGCTTATTGCGTTTACTAAACGTTGCCGTGAACAAAGTGGTGCTAAATTCCAATTAGTTATTCATGGTAAGACTAAAGTCAACTATGAAGGCGTTATCTCTATCCTTAATGACGTAACTGATGAGGGCGCTGAAAGAGGCTCCTTGGTGTATTGGACATTAGGCCGAGAAGCATCTTGTAACATCAATGCTACAGTAGGCAACATGATCTATGACGGTGAATTCACTGTAAATGTTAAGTACAAACAGTTCGAACTTGAACAAGCTATTAAGGACGGCATGTTTATGTTCCATAATGTTACCGATTCCGTTGGTGGCAACATTCAAGGTGATGTTCGTGTACTGAAAGACATTAACACATTTACAGAATTCAGCAAAACTAAAAACCGCGACTTCTCTCTTAACCAAGTCATTCGTGTATTGGATAACTGGGCAGTTGACGGAGCTAGATTGTTCAATAAAACACATCTTGATAAATCCCCTAATGACCAAGCAGGTCGTGAGTCCTTATGGGGTGACCTTGTATATCTTGCTGAACAGTACCAAAAAGTACGGGCTATCCAAAACTTCGATGATAAGGATATCCCAGTACCGACTCAAGGTGATAACAAGGAAGATGTATTGGTTAACGTACAATTACAGCCAACTGTGGCTATGGAAAAATTGTACATGACTGTTGTAGTAGCCTAGGAGGATAACGTATGGAAAATGAAATTTTAGATGCATTGAAAACGATGGATGCAGCTGACGTTGTTTCTTCTAAATTAGCATCTTGCTATATCGTAGAGAACGGTAACAGATACTTACTGTTTCAAGCTAAGAAACTCAGCGCAAAAATCAAAAAGAATAAAGAAAAAGTGGCAATTTTGGGTCGTATTGGTGCAGGTAATAAGTCTACCTCCGTAGAATACAGCGGTAGCTTAACAATTTATCACAATACTGCTTTATTCGATAAGATGGTTGAAAAATACTTGAAAACGGGTGTGGATACATACTTTGATATGCAAGTAGTTAATAACGATCCGACTTCTAAAGCTGGTCGCCGGTCTGTAATTCTAAAAGGTGTGAACCTTGACGAATTAACAGCAGCCGAATTCGACGCTGAAGGTAAATATATCGAACAAGAACACAACTTCACTTATGAAGGTGTTAAATACGTTCAACACTTTAATGAATTAGACGGGATGCAAGCCTAGTGCTTGCTCCCTTTTTTAGGAGGTTTTTATAATGGCTGAAAATTTGATCGCATTCCTTAAACAAAACGTTGATGTAGTCAATGAAACAGAATACGTAGCATCTAAACGTATTAAAGTGAATGGTGAGCCAGTGGCATGGAAAATCAAAACATTGGCAACAGATGAAACTGAAAAAATGCGTAAGAAATACACTAAACGCATTACTGACCGCATCACTCGTCAATCCGAAGAACGTTTTGATGCGACTGCATACAACGAAGATGTGCTATCTAAGGCAATCACTTATCCTAATCTATATGATGCGGAACTTCAAGACAGCTGGGGCGTTACTGAACCTGTTGCGCTTGTAAAAGAAATGCTTACACCAGGTGAATACGCTGACCTTTTGGCAGCAGTAACAGAAGCCCAAGGCTATGATGTCGGCATGGAAGATAAGGTAAAAGAAGTAAAAAACTCCTAGAATCCAATGAAACAGAAACGATGTTCGCATATTTGGCATTTGT